GTGGGTTTCTTACAAGAACATTATTATTTGTTTGTGTAATAATTGTACCTGTTCCTAAGAATGTTCCAGTAGCAGTGCTTGTTAATGGAGCATCACCTGTAAATGGTATGACTACGTTTTCTTTTGAAGTTGTAATTCTAAAGGTCAGTGTTCCAGAATTAAATACAACAGGTGGTTTTGGTGTAGTATTTGCATTTCGGAAGAAGAAACATCCAACTAAATCTCCCCAGTTATCAGAGTTTAAGTCAATATTATCAACTATCGCAATCGCACCACTTGATACACCAGTTAATTTAGCACCTTTAACTACATAACCAAAATACTTTTCTAAGTTTGCTAGACCTATACAGTCAACGTTAAATAATCTTGATGTGGCAGAATAAGTTTCTGATGGTGCTGGTCTTGTTCTATCATAGATGTCAACTTGATAAGTTTCAACTAAAACACTAGGTGAACCTAATCCTGCACCTACTTCTGGTCTTGCATTATCACCAAATTTATGGTTTGGACTCTGTGACCTAATTAAACCAATTTGAGTTCCATTTACCTCTACCTTTATATCTTCAAATACTGAGAATGTACCAGAGGACATTGTTATTTCAATTAATTTAGGAACAATATCAGGTATTCCACTATCTAAGAAATGATAATGTTTTGTGAATGGTTTCAAACCACTTGTCGCAAACATAACATTACGAGATCTCATAAATGGATCTGCTTTTGAACTTACTTTTGTACTTTCAACATAATCACGCTCTTGAGAAGGTCCAACAAGTGTATTCGTAAATGCTCTTTCTACTCTTCTTGTAATTCTATTAATTGATCCTCTTCTGGTGATAGTCATATCACCTTTTTGTTCTTGACTGAAGTGATGGGTATGTCTTCTTCCTACTTCTCTATCAGATACAATATTTGAACTTTCAACCCATCTTGCACCAGTAGACTCTGTTCTACTATTATTAATATAGATTGTTCTAGACCAATTATCAGATGGTGGATCTAATTTAACATTTCCTGAAAATACTAATACATTGAATGGGTTTACATTAACAGCATCAGTTGCATGAGGATTCTCTATCCAATCCACTTCATCATATTTTAAAGTAATTAAATCACCTGTTTTCTGACAATTTGGATCTAACAACTGTAAGTTTGAGTTAACATCTGCAGATGAGATATCAATTCCTGTATCTAAAGCAAGTTCTGGATTCATTGACCAGAAATCAACAGCACTTATAAGTTCTTTATTTACTACATCAACATCACAACTTGAACCACCTTCAACACTGAAGTCAATAAATGATCTATCTTTAAAATCATTTACAACAAATCCTGTTTTAAATCTGTTCAATCCATCTGCATCTTTTACTTGGAATGCTTTTGTATCCAATTCAAGTGCACTTAATGATGTTAATGTTTCTAAATTTTCTATTCTCTTCTCTAAAGCACCAATATCACGCATCGTAAACCTACGATTATCACGTAATCTTATTTGAGGTTCTCTAACAGGATCATAGAGATATGGTGGTAAATCAATTTCAGCTATCTCCATCGAATCACTTATATTTGATGGAGGAGCAGGGTTATCTGATGATTCACCTTTATAAATTTGTACTAAACCATTCTTGTTTATTACTAACTTATCAATTCTACCAAGATAATAACTATATCCAAGAAGAGAACTTTCATTGGGTGTAATTACAAATGGATTTGTTGATTCAAATGATCTACTTATGAATGCAAAAGGAGATTTATCACCAGATGGAGTGAATGTATTAACTCTGGGACGATAATCAAGTACATCTGATGCTCCAGTTCCAGATGGTAAAAATGGGATATCATTAGTATATCTTTCTTTAGTATATGAATTAACAGTGAATAAATCACCTGTATTTCCACTTGCAACTTGGTACTTATCAAATATTATCAATAACTTTTTAGATGGGATAGCTGATTTAGAATTCCTTACAATTCTAGAATAATCACAATACTGTTCTTTATGTCCCTTATCTAAAGTATAGTTACTTGTTCTATCTACATAATTTCCAACAGTTACACCCTGCAGTATAGTTTCAATTGCAGATTCCTCAAATTTAACAACTTCACCGATTGTAAAAACACTATCATTCAAATATACAAAATCAACAGTATTTGCAGTGCGACTTACAATTTGACCTATGGCACGACTATCTTGACCCTTTATTTTTTCACCAACTATAGTATTTGTATCTAATCCTAGACCCGAAACAAACGTTAGTTTATCTAAAACAGGTGTTGCAGTATTTTTAGATTCAAATACAGCAATAATTTTTACTACATCAGGAACATTTAATGATATTTCTTCATCTTCAATTCTTAATCCATATGCATTACTAGAAGTTAATGAATTATTAACTGTAGAAACTCCTTGAGTTCTTGTTACTTCAAGTGTCTGACTTCTTAGATAATCTTTAGATTTACTTGTTATTCCTAATTTTTTAAGAGTTACATTAACAGTTGCATTACCAGAGGATTTAGTTAATCCATTAAATGAAATATTATTTCCACCATTTGTAATCGATACTTGATCTGATGTTAAAGGTTCAACACTTCCGTCTGTATAATGAATTGAATATTTTTCTGAATCAAATGGTTCAAAAAATGCACTTGTAATACCAGAACTTATATCTAATCCTACCTGTGATGAAAGTGAGATTGAAGAACCAGAAATTGATTGATTTAATAACTGTCTTGAAATTATTAAATTAGAATTTGCAAAATTAACATTTGATATATTTGGTCTTGGTAACTCTGTAAATATACCAGATTTATCAAGATTTAATACTCTAGGGACTTTAATTCTAAATGGAGTTGTTGTAGTGCTGTTTACTGACAATGCATTACCGACATTAATGCCAGTTACACCAAGACCAATAGCAGATAATGTAAGTGTTTTTCCATTAGTTGATATATTAGTAACTCTATTAAAAACAGGATCACTTGAATCAACACCTGTAAATGATATTATTGAATCTGTTTTAATTCCAACTTTACCAGCAAAATTACGATTTATTGCAGTTGCAGCAGTTCCTACAACATTTATTTGGTCTGAAGGTGAAAAACCATTTAATATACGATCATATAATACAGTATCAGCAAGAAAATCACTTGCTAAAGCAGGTGAACCTGTTATTGTAGAGACATCTTGAAAAACACTTTTTATATCGTCTATACCATATGCAACTATTTCTTTAATTGATACATCTGCAACAACAGATCTCTCATTTATAATTAATTGCTCTCCTACAATAAAAGTTCCAGTTGTTTGTGATAAACAAATTTCCTCTGCACCAGTCGTATCGGAATTTTTTGCAGCATAACCGATTGCTCCACTACTAAGACCTCTAACTCTTGCTCCTTGAACAACATTTGATGACGAAAATGCACTACATTTTAAAATAGTAAATGTCTGAATATCATATAGATGTAAATCATATTCTGTTGTAGGTCCAGTGTATGGTGCATTAGATGCAGAATAACTATAAACTCTTGCTTCTCCTATTTGTAAACCAGTTCCACCTACACCACCACTTCTTCTTTGATTGAATAATTGTATTATATTTGTAGTATCTCCACCTATATTAATATATGGTGTTCCTAAAACATTATTAACCTTAATAACACTTCCCATTTCAAATGGAATTGATGCGGAATCAACAGTTTTTGTGTCTCTTGGTTTTTCAACATCTAATACAGTTGTTCCAGATATATCTACGTCAAATCCTCTTACATATGCCTTACCTGGTGACAGTTTAACACACATTAAATCATCAGTAGGTACATTTTGTTGGTCAGTTGTTCTATCGTCTGTGAAGAGTCCTCCAGAGTCTATTTCATCATTTAAAGAATTTTGAACATTGACACGGAATGGTTCAACAGCATAGTTTCCAGACTCATCAAATGTTCTTTTTGCAAAATATTTTTTAATTTCACTATAAGTTGCAGAGTTTTGAAGTTTTTTAACTTCTCCTGCATCTACTCTCATCAATTCTACAAAGTTTGTATCTTCATAATCATTTAATGCCTTTTTCGATAGTTTTACTGATATTTTAAAACGATCTGCACCTGGTGCTGCAAAGTTTGTAAAACCTTTTGCATTATCATATAATGATGAATCATCATTTGAGTTTATAACTTCTTCTGATATATCAAGACCAACTCTATATGATGGAAGAGTTGAATATGGTTCTAATATTAAAAGTGATGATGGTACGTCAACAAAACTACCACGCATGAAGTAAACACCTTCATTTAATCCAAACGCACAACCAGTTGCAGTTGCATCTTGAGATACTAGTGTTAAAACTGTTTCACCAATAGTTAATGTTGTGTTTCCATAAGTAAGTGGTTCCTCTAATATTAAAACTTCACCATCAGGGAATGAGGTGCTTTCACCACTAGTGCCAGATTGTTGATATTTAATAAAAATAGTAATATTATCTACACCTTCTGCTGGAGGTAGTATAAAATTCTTAATTGTTGCAACAATACCTGATGTTTGACCTCTAACTCTTAATCCTTTACCACCATTTGATGCTACTATACTACTTAAATATACAGATACATCAATGCCAAGATGTGTCTCGTTTATTTTTGCTGAGAAATATGACCTATCGAGTTCGATACCACCAGGTATAACCATCGAACCTTCTTTGAATATATGCTTACCAAAAGACTCTACCTGATTTTGTAATAGAGACTGGAGACCAGTTAATTCTCTTGCCTGTACTGGATATCCAGGTTTGAATAGTATTTTGTAAAAATTATCTGCCTTATCGAAATCATCATAATAAGGCGATATATTTAAATTAGTCTTTTGTGGCATTTTTAGAATTCGAGTATGATTTTAATGTCTTCTTTTTGACGAGAGTTTCTAACTATCAAAGGTCTATTATCTAAGTAAACTATTTCTCCTGACCCTTTATTTATCTCAGAATTAGACAGTCCTGAAATAAAGTTAACTCCCAAGTTAATTAATTTATTACCAGTGGGGTTTGTGGTTATACCAGAAAACTCACGAGAAATTGCACCTGCAAAGAATGAAGATTTACCTTCAATATTATTTGCACCAACTACTGATTCAAATTCATAAATTCTACCAGCAGTTGAAATACCAGCATAATCAGTATGATCGTAGGTCGTTCTATTAAAGTTTAAGGAACGATCTCTAAAATATTTCAAAACTTTAGTTTCTGAATCATATGATGCAATATAACCAGTTGAAACTTTCCCTGTATTTGGAGCAACAGTCAATACTTGTTTAATCTCCTCTCCTACTTGTGGTACACCAGTAACTGTATTAAACTTGACTGCTTGTAATGATGAATAAGTATTGTCAGTATATGTTACTGATGTTCCTACTTTCGTAGGATTTTTTACAACTCCGACTTGAGAAAATTTAGTATCAATCGGAAAGTCTTTTGTTGAATCGTCAAATCTAGCATAAACTATAACTCTATCAGTTCCTAATTCAGTATAAACATCTGAACCATGTCCTAATCCTGGTGGAATGATAGGAATTAATTTTGCACGACCAGTAGATGTACTAACACCACTACTCAAAGTTCCCAAATCAACTATACCATAACTATATCCTTTACCTCCAGCACTTACAGTTACATCAGTTATCGTACCATTTACAACATCAACTCTTGCCTTTGCTCCTTCACCATCACCAATAATGTCAACTTCTTGACTTAAACCATTTGCATATCCGCTACCAGCATTTTCAATGTATACATGTTTGATTTGATTTTGGTTTACATTTGAATCTCCATTTTCACGAACTGATCTTATTTGTGAGTCTTGACTTGACCCCCAACTATTTGGGACAGTAATAAATTCAGTTGAGTCAAATTTAATAATATCACTAGGTGAAACAGTGAAAAGATACTTCCAAAGATATCCGTCACCGCTGTTTCCTGCTTTTGATGGTTCCAAGTCAGTAAAGGTTGGTTCATCTTGGGAGACATTTCCAAGTGGGTTAGAGCCTGTCGATCCATTATCAATACAAACGTAAACTTTAAAGTCGGAATTAAGTACGTAGTAGTTCGCATCGTATAATCTGTTTGCTTGTGTTAATGGACTTGGATTTTCTACACTATAATCATCTCTATAAATTTCATATCTACTTCCAGCAACCCAATCTACCCTTCTTATAATTCTTCTAATATTTGCAGATGATATCTTTTTACCAAACATCATGGTATCACCAGTATGTGAACGATAGGAAAAACTATCTGTTGGTGCAGGTGTGCTTGAGTTCCAATTAGATGATCTACCGTATCCAACTAAGGAACCAGTTCCAGCAGGGTTTGGTAATCCTATGAAAACATAGTAAGAATTATTTGTGTTTTCTACTGATTCAACAAAGTTGTTTGCGTTCAGAATTCTAAATTGATCAGTAATAATCGCTGACATTGTATCTAAACTTTTCTTTTCCTTTTATTTATAGTGGTAATTTAATCAAAGTCCAAACACTCTGATTGCACCTGATGATCTAAGACCCCTTAGAGATGCTACAGTGTAGTTCTTTCTTTGTATAGTTGGGAATGTTGTCAATCCTGTATTGACTGTTAATCCTGTGACTCCAATAGAAATAGGACTACTATTTCTTGATGCATTATATAATCTACCCCAACTGATTCGACCTAAGTGAGTAGCGATGCCAGGTTTAGTATTATCAAAGTTTCCTGTTAATCCTGCTCCTACTCCAGTGGTTTGACCATTAAGAATATTGCAAGTAATTTCACCATTTTCACCCGTGGATGTTACTGCGTGGACTTTGTAGATATTATCTAAGAAAGTTGACCCTATACTTACTATAGATGAATTATGTGTGTCAACAGACGTAATACCAGTTCCAACCGTTGTATCCTTGATGAACACTGGATAACCAACTAATAGTGAATTTGCAGCTTTATCTGCTCTGAAGAAGAACTTAAGTGCAGATTGACCACTTACTGTGGTTGTACTAATACCAGTTATGATACCAGTGAATCCCTCTACGTTGTCTATAGAAGTAACTTTTTCTGTCTTAAATTGTGGTAAATCAATAATTACTTGTGGAGGTGTTAGATTTGAATAACCTAAACCTGGATTCACGATTGATGTTGAAGTAACTGTGCCATTAGTAATAGTTGCAGTAGCTGTTGCTGTGCTTCCAATTCCAACTCCAATGACAGGTGGTGCACTTATTTTAATCGTTGCACTCGCATATCCAGAACCTGCGTTTGTTATATTAAGAGATGTGATAGTCCCTGCAGAGGATACAATCGCTGTTGCAGATGCACCAACATTTATTTCACCTGAAGTTACAAGAGCATCTACAGTGCTGTATGCTAAATTATAATCGCCATCAGTCTCATCAGGATTACTTGCACTTAAATGATCTCCTTTTTCATAGAAGAATACTTCTGCATCATCTACAAATATTCCGTTTGTACTACCTTGACCTGATGTTGATGTAAAATCACCAATAATTTTTGAAGTTGGATAAATTTGTGGTTCAAGTATTTCTCTTGATTTATCAATTTTCTTACCACCTAAGATGATATCAACTTTTTGTTTAGTCCATCTAAGTGGTTTAATATTTTTTTCATCAATACCTGCACCAGTATAAATGTCAGTCTCTAGAAGTTTTGCACCTAATAATTCTTTAACTGTTCTTTCTGCTTGTTGTGAAGTAGAGACTCCAACAACATGCTTGAATAATCTAACCTCATCACCAATTTTAACTGTTTGTTGAATATCTGCAGTATCTACATCAACTCCATCCTGTCCCTTATAGAAGAATATATCAACCTTTGCCTCTTCTCTTGGTGCTTCCTCGAATTCAAATGTTGTACCACCTTCAAATGTATATGAAGAACCAGGTTCTTGTAACACACCATTTATGAATATAAGAAGAACAGCATTCAAATCAATTAATTGTGAGCGAGCATTATTAAGGTCTTTTTCAAAACTTAGTAATTGTCCATTGAAAAATAATGGGAATCTTGTTCTTGAACCATCTTGTAAGTTACCTATTGAATCTATAAAGTCTATTTCACCGAATTGCCAAGATGAGAATTTATCTTGGAATATTTGAGTAACCTCTAATTCAAACTCTTGTATTGGTGAAGATAGATGTGCTGCTGTAACTAATCCAACAGGTTTGAATTTATCACCGACTTTGAATGAATGACCAGGTCTTGCAATGGAAAATTCAGATATTTCAAAAGTTGTTGAACCAATACCTACTGTTGTTTTCGCTGCACTTACTTTTACATCAATTAATAAGTTTGAACCTGTGTCCGTAGTTGGACCCTGCCCAACTCTTGATATACCAATAACTGGTAAATTATCATAATTTGGTTCTGGTATAATAATTTCAGGATTTACATATCCTGAACCAGCAGAAGTAATTGTTAGTGCTAATGTACCACCTGCACCAACTACTGCAGATATTTGTGCACCCGTTCCACCGCCACCACCAGCACCTACATTTAAAGTAATTGTATTATTTGTAGTTGCAACAATTGCAGTTTGAATACCAGCAATAGGATCTGAATTAGGGAAACTTGTCTTGGATACTGAACGAGGATATGGATGATCAGAGAAGAAGTTATCCTTAGAACACTTAAATACTAATCCACCAGTATCAATACCAACTGTATCACTTGTGGATAAACCATGATTAGGTATTGTTAATACAAGTTGACCTGAGAATGATGTATATACTGCGTTAGTTGCAGTAAATGCGTTAGTACCTGTTGCAGCAAAATTACCCTTGCGAATTGAATTTATACCAGCACTTACAAATCTATGCTCATATGATTGGTCTGTAACACCTATCGATACAGGACTTCTATATCCAGAACCAAAAGTAAGATCCTCAAAGAACTCAAATGCCTCACCACCACCAACATAAGTATGATATATTGTGCTTGGTCCTGCTTGAACTTCAAATGTTCTATCAGAAACTATACCAACTAGGAATAGTGGTCTTTCATGATCTTGGAATATTGTAGTAGTAACTCCGCTATATCCAACGCAACTAAATTCTAGATTCTTCAGTTTAACTGTATTAGGTCTTTCAAGTGCAAATCCGTGAACTTTATCTGTTGTAACTGTAATAATACCAGTAATATTATCATACGCTGCAGTTTGAATACCAAGATTAAACCCAGATGATGTTGCTATACCAACAACACTTGTAATTCCACCATTTGCATCTTTGAACGCTTTATACTTAGCACCTTGTAATGGTGCATATCCTGTACCTGGTGTTGAACCTAGTGAAACTATAAGTCCACCTCTAGGAACTTGGTTTTGATTTATATCAAATTCTGATACGATGAAATCTCCATTTGTAGATGTGATACCACTAAATTGTACAGTTGATATACCAGAAGTTGTGTCTGAAATAAATTCATAGTTACTACCAGTGTTATTGACAGTTTTAGGAGTCTGGAATACGCCATTGATGAATAAAACTCCATTTCCTACGCCAATACCAGAAGAAGTATTAGCACCACCTACGGTTAATGAATATGTCTTACCAATACCAGTAAAGTTATCTGATATATCATCAAACAACATATTAGTTGTATAATTACTTCTTAAGAATGTTCTACCACTAAAGTTTGCTCTTACAAAAGGTAAGTTAGTTTCATCTCTTCTTGATCTATTATTACCCTTTGGAGGATCGGAGAAGAACACTGTACTATCAACTATATTAAAAGCTCCTCTATGAACTCTTGCAGTTGCGTTTACTGCGTGTGAAGTTGCTGCGATACCTAATTGTCCTCTATCAACTTTAACAACTGGTAGAGTTGCAATACCAAGTGATACATCAGTCGAATCGTTTATAACTCCAGTAGGTGTGCTTGAAAATCCAACTTCTGTAACTTTAACATACTCATCATCAATTTTAAGGAAATCTCTTGGTGCAACAGAACCAATTCCACTTAATACAAATTGTGATAGTCCAATACCAATACCATTATTATGTGTAAATCCATCAAAGATTCCTAAATTATGTGTTATTGAAGTGAAAGAAATAGGTTGCTGAACAACACCATCCAAACCAATAATAGTTTTGGTAAGTTGTTTTCTCATAGACAACTTATGTGCATTACCAGCACCAATTCCTGTAAATGTTACAGCAGCACCTGTGGCAACATATTCAGGTCTTGTAAATAGTTGGAATTGATTTTCATCTACAACTTTTGCATAAACAGTGCTTGGTAGTAAAGTAGTTACTACTCCAGCAATATTTGCTGTTGATCCTATGGAAATTGCTGTACCTGCAATTCCAATAAATGTTGAATCTGGAGTATATGTTAATTCTTCATTATCATTAAAGAAATGACTGTTGATATTAATTGTGCTGGTAGTTGTGCTTATCGTTCCTACTGGATTAAATGTTTTAGAGTAAATTGGAACTTCTTTATGCTTCAATACAAAATCTTTCTTATTTGCTCTGAGACCTGCAGCACCATCATAAGTTGTCAACAATATTTGTTGATTTACTGTACCATAAGTTAAATCTGGTGGAGTATTCTGAAAATCACTTACTGTATACAATATCTGATTGTATGATTGAACTTCAATTAAAGAATCAAACTCTGCATCTGGGTAGAATCTTAAATTAATATTATCACCACTTATCTCACCACCAAATGTACCAATACCTGTAGTAGATCCAGCAGATACGAATGGATATTGAACTGTCAAAATATCATCAACATCACGAATCGATATGACTTGATGAACAGCAGAAGTTTCTCCACAAGAAACTCTAACTAACGATTTAACAGAACTATCAACTAATTTGTTTAGTGTAGCATATGTAATTGTACTTGCAGTCCCAGTAACATACCCAGATTCTAATCTAGCACTTCTTTCTGAACCCTCTGGTTGACCTGCAACTGAGAATCTATAAGTTCCTATTCCAGTGGTTGTTGTTCCCAACCCTACAATATTTGCTCTAAGGTCAAGAGTGTTTACTCTATCATTCTCACATTGTAGTTTAATTAAATCATTTTCAAATCTTGCAGTGATTACCCCAACTACACTACTACTTAATTCAGTTTTTGTATCAATGTATGTTTCAGCAATTGTTGTATCAACACCATCAAAATCAACAATAACTTCATTATAATTAATTTCTTTAGTTACACTATCCTGAACAAAAATAGTTGCATATAATGAATTAAAATCTGTTTTAGGGAACTGTGCAAATGTAGTAGTAGTAAATCCAACTGATGTGCTTCCTATACCTGCATTTACACCAGTCAAATCAACACTTCCTATTCCATTTGTACCTATACCTGTTAAGTCTGTATTAAAATCAATTTTAAGAAGTTTTATATCATGATCTTTAGTAAATTTCTCTGTAGGTGTAAATAGTAAATTTTTAGTTCCAGTTGCTAATATTTCAGTATCAAAATCACCTAATTTTACTGTTGTAAAGTCAGTGGATTTTTCTAATATAAATGCATTGCTTTCAGTTGTTAATGTGACTAATTCTGTAAATTGAGTATCAAAATTATCAGGATCAACAATTTGTACAAGATAATTTCCAAAATCTTCAATGAGTGGTTCAATAACTGTATTTGTACTTTCAAATCCTTCACTTGAGAAGTTTTCACTTATATCATCGTGTAATAAAACTCTGTTAGTTTTACATCTAGTGAAATCTGTAAGAGTTCTATTTTGAAGTGTTAAAAACTTAGAACCATTAACTCTAGTGTCAAAATCTCTTGCAAAATCAAAATTATTAATCGCATCAACTCTTTGCTTATCATTAAGTTCTAATACATTACCAACATCTAAAACAACAGTCTGATTTGATTCACGAACACTTCCAACTCCAACTTGAAGATTAGATGTAATTGCAGTATCAGCAAAATTCTTCAATCCTGATGGATGAACTAAACGATTGACTGGATTTACAAATTTTTCCCATTCAACTGAACTCTTAACTGTGTAAGATAAGTTTTGATAGTAATCATTATCAGGTATAACTTGATAGTCTTCATTTAGTTTACCAATATCATCTAACCACCCATAATCCTGTCTATTTGAAAAATCAGTGGTAAATTTAGCTTGATTATCAACAATACTTGTAATTTCAGCAGATACATTGCTAAGTTCACCTTTTATTCTATCACCTTTTTTAATTTTGAATTTACCATCAATTTTAATATAATCATTTCTAACTTCAATAACTTTTAAATCTGTTATTACACTGTCAACAATTAGAGTCTCTTTCAATTCAAAGACACCTCTTGATTGAATTGGTTCAATAACAGGATACTTTTTCTTATTGATTAATGTAGCATAACCAGATTGGAAAGTTTTAGCGATACCAGGATTAGTTGTAACACCTGCTGTACTAAACTTTAAAATACATTGTGTTCCAACGATATAGTCATCTACGTTAAAGAATTGATAGTTATAATTATCAGAGTTATATCCAGTTCCTTCAACACTAGTATTAGTCGATATTCCACCCTGTGTGGCACCTATTCCCGCTTCTCCGACTCTTTGTATACCTTCAACATAAACTTGATCTCCAACTGCAAACGGTTGATTTTCAAATCCATTGATAGGAGTTTCAAGGAAACAAGTTACAACTCCAGAATTACTTATTTGAAGTGAGTTAATTCCAACTCCATTAGAATTATTAATTGAGATAATCTTATGAACAACTGAATCTAATCCAGTAACTGGCGATAATACGTCTACTTTCGATATTGTTTGATTAGGTGTAAATGCCTGTAGTGAAAGTGTATCTACAACTGTATTAGTTACGGGATTGAATACTAGTAAATTAGGTGTACTCATATAATCAGCACCACCACTTACAATATTAACTGAATCAATAATATCAAGATTATCAATATTTACAACAGGTGATATAAATGCCTCTGGACTTAGGGTTTTATCTGAAGAATATTCATATCCAATATCAACTATTCTTATTTTTTTGATTCTTCCGATATTTCTAGATGATGCAATTATGTTAGCGTCAGTTCCGTTTGTGCTCTTAACTGATTTAAATTGTGGTAATTTTTTATAATTAAAACCAGGAGATATGATATTTAAATCTTTTATCTGACCATGAACTGTAGTAGATTTTGTTGAATACTCTAACTTTTCACAATCACTAGAATTATAACTTAAGAACTCAGGTATTTCTGGTGAAATATCAAAAGTATCTGGAGTTACATTAGATATCTTATATTCTCCATTATACTTACTATCAATAAATCTTATTTCAGAGTAATTAGAAACCTCAGTATCGGCAGTACTAATAAATCCACCTTTTGTTAATCCATAATATAATCTACCAGGTGAAGATGCAGAATATTGTACAGTCAGACCAGCACCTATGGGGTCAGTATTATTTGTACCTATACCAATCGTACCACCAGTTCCAACATTAAATGAAGGAGAGTCTTGTGAACTTAAATATTCGTTAGTAAGTTGTCTATCGTAGAATAATTTAAAGTCAAAATTTAATAATGTGCTACTTGTTAGTCCAAAATTTAATTTTGAATTTTTAACAACATCAATTCTTGGATTTATCAATCCGATTGATTGATTATTACCACCAGTATTTGCAGTAATATTTACAGTTCTAACTGGATTTGCCCTATTATCTTCAATTGTTTCAGAGAGTTGGAATCTTCGACTACTTACTTTGTTAACAAAATAGGTACCTGTGCTCAATCCAGTCGCCCCACCATCATAGAATACTTTATCACCAGTTTCAAATCCATGATCAACTAAGTCTATCTGGTTTGTTTCGACATCTGCAGCATTGAATAAAATTGGATTTATAATTAACTTTTCAAATGCTTCATTATAATTTACGGATATAGGTGTTGTATTACCAAGACCAACATTAAGATTTGGAACAACATTCATTCTAATAATGTCGCCCTCAACTAAATTGTGAGTTGTGGTATTTGCTGCTGCAACATTTGTCGATACTCTGGTTACAATCTTATCTACATCACCAGTTACTTGATCTTTTGCTGTTTGGAAATTGTATAATCCTGAAGAAATACCTGAAGTTGAACCTTTACTATAGAAATATAATCCTTCACTTGTAGTTGCAGTTCCGACTCTTGATGTCACAAGACCAATATTATTTTCTCCTTTATTAATTACATAAACCTCAGTTGCATTAGCACCTAAGTATGGTAATTTAAATTCAGTAACAAGTGGAGTTGTTCCCACATCAAATCTATTTGCACCAACTCTTTTATGTAAAACAAGTTTTTGTCCAGTTTTAAATGGATGATTTGGTATGTGTATTGTTCTAGTTGGAATAGAAACAGTTTCTTTTATTTCCCCAGTAACTCTATCTACATTAATTGCACCACCAGATGTTGTTCCAACTCCAACTGATTGTGGACCATTAAAATACACTATATCATTAACTTCTGATGTAAACTTAGTAGTCTTAACAGGAATACTAATTCTATTGTTTAATACATCAACATTAGAACCTAAAGTATGAGCAATACCAACGTGTCTTAATACTCTTATTACTTTTCTCAATGGGAATAAATTTAGTACTTGTAAAGATTCAATATCAGATGTATTTCCTGAACCAACTCTTAATGACCCACCAATAGCAATTGTATTGGGTATTTCAGTTACATAGATGTCTTGTATTAAACCACCAGCAGCACCAACAGTCATAGATTTTGCAAGACCAATTTTGTCAGTCTTAATACCAACACTAAATGAATCTGTTAAATTAACAATTGAACTGCTTAAACCAGATATGGCTACTGAAGTTTGATCATTAAGTTCAATGAATGGTAGGAAATTTGCCTGAACTTCACTTCCACTCTTCCACTCAAATACTGCTCCTTCAAATGGAGTAATTGTAGTATCGATTCTAGATATTCCAATACCAACAATTTCATCAACTTGTGCACGGAATCCTGAACCATTAGTACCTTCATCATCGAATTCAGTAATATCACCAACTTTATATCCTGTACCACCATTCAGTATGGTAAATCCATCAACACCACCTTTAGTTACAGATTCAATTTTAGATATTTGTCTTATTGTTTCATAAGATTCTGTTACAAAATCATTTCCTGCAAATTTTTCATCGACATTATATGGTAGTGTATTTCTTCTTAATCCTGAGTTATTGAAATCAAAATCTTGATTTAATAGTTGATTTTCTGCAATAAATGGTGAGCGATAAGTGTTACCAATAAAATATGGATATTGTCCTTCTAATTTGTTTGTTCCAGTTCCTAAACCAACAGTGGCAAAATATGCATAAACACCATTAGGAAACTCTGGTGTTTTACCAAATCTTCCATTATGAATATCTAAATCACCTGTACCATTATATACGTGGTCTTCTACAAAAAATCCTGCTGTATAACCTGCTGGACGATTTTCAACCCTATTAATATCAGTTACGTATGATGGTTGTATAATTTTTAAATCAGAGTTAATATTTGCAGGATCTGAATATCCAAAAGGACCATATATTGGATTACCATCATATGCCCATCCTACAATTGGAGAGTGACCAGTTATCTGATTGAATTCACCATTTGAATTTACACTGAATGTATTTTCAAAATTATTTGCTATCTCTTGAGAGTAACCTAAAATACTAAATTTTAAAGAATCTTCTTTTTCTGATAAGAATGAATCACCAAATCTGTGAGTATTATTCAAAGTTAAACTTCTTACTCTTGCAATGTAACTTCCATTAGAACCTCTTGAAAATGCTCTAACTTCTGTAGAAACACTACTGTATCCAATACCAGTATTTGTTACTATAGCATCAATTACTTGTCCATTCTCTATAACTGGACGAACAACAGCACCAGCTCCTGAACCTGTTGATATTACTTTAATATCTGGAAGTGAATTGTATTCTCTTCCTCTGTTTACAACTGCAACATCAGTGATTCTACCATTTACAATAATTGGTTTAAACTCAGCAAATTTTCCATTTTCAATAGTAACTTTAGGTACAACTTCTTTATCAAGTGTAGTTGAACCATAGTTTGTTCCTTGTTCATAGAGATATCCACCAATCAATTCACCTGTAACAACTGGAGTAATTATTATGTCACCTGTAATTGTTGAACCATAAGATACATCAACATTCACTTTTATCTGAGGATAATTAAATATCTGGAATCCTTCACCTGATGAAGTGAAATTGACATATTTTCCTCTATTATAATCTACTGTAGAAGTTCCACCAATTCCAGCATCTGCTAATTGAAATGTATCATTTGTTAATTTGTTGATAAAGTAAGAGGATGTTGTTGTTAAACCTTGTATTGCTGTTGTTTCTGCAGAATATTCAACAATTTCACCACTTTCAAAACCGTGATTCTTAAATGTAACAACATTCAATGATGTTGATATACCTGTAGGTTTTACTCTTAATTTACGATGTGTATATCCTGAACCTTCCTCTAGAACCTTGATTGCAACTAATGTATTTTTATTTTCTGTTCTAAATTTATGAATACCGCTTGCAGATGTATCAGTTGATAAACCAACAGTGTTTATACCTGTAGTGCCAAATAATGCATCTACTCTAGTATTAAATATTCTGACTGTGGTAGGATTAATAGACCTTACAAAATATGGAGCACCATCGGATAATGTTCCATCAACTTGATTTAGTAAATCAAAGGCAGTTCCAATACCAATTGGATCATTACCATTTGATCCATAATAAACAAGTTGTCCGTCATCTAAATTATGAGCAGTTTTGAAGGTTATAGTTTCATTTACTATGTCAACACCACCGTTAAAGAAAATATCTCTACTATCAAACAGTAGTTCTCTATTTCTAGTTCCTAAAATTGGTTGTAAAACGCATCCACTTCCATTACCACCAGTCAATGAAATACTTTGAATTGCATCAATGTCAAATTCTTGGGGGTCAACAAAAACTTGTTTAACTGTACCTTGAATTATTGGTTCAACTGCTGCACCAACACCACTACTTGTCTCAATACCTACTATTGGTGGATTGACAACATCATATCCACTTCCAGAATTTAATAAATCAATAGATTCAAGAGGACCAAAATAAATTTGATTATCTGAAATAGGTGAACGCACTTGTACACCATTAATTAATATTCCAATATCAGTTGTAGGTATATCCTGATTTGAACTTACAAATAGGTTCTGAGATAAAGGTATTTTTCTTAATATCTTATCTGCATCTAATGTTCTGCTTTTATGCTTCTCTAATACAAATCTATGTACATCAGTAGTAGAAGTAGTTGGTCCGACCTGAACTGTGCTTGCAGAACCAATTTGTGCTAAAGAATTGAATATTCTAATTTTTGTAATATCTTGTCCTGGTTCTGGTATCACAGGATCTACGAAATATGTTCTTCCAGTGTCTAATCCAACAAGTCCATCACCTTCAGGTAAATAAGTAACAGCATCACCCTGAATAAATTTTAAATTTCGACTAATATTAAAATTAATAAAACTATATCTATCATTTAATGGATTAAAACCATCTAATCCAGCAGTAGTTCCTCCTGTAAGGGTCTCTTCAATTATATCAGTAGTAATGTCATAACTTGGTAAAGAGTTAGATGCAACGTAACCATCTTCATTACCATCAGTGTACACACTCAATGTATCTGCAATTAAAGATTCATTACCTTTGGAAATATTAACTCCAGAGCTAGTTACCTTTTCAACTTTTCTACGAATATCATATAATTGATTTGCGTCTTGTGTAAATCCAGCTATGTTAGATACTGTAATCTGATTTAGTCCAACGTTGATACTAGCGACAGTACCACTACCAGCAATGACTTGTTCGTTTCTCTTTAATATATCAAATCTATCACCTACCTTAAGTGAAGATTTATCAATAGGAGTTCTTAATGTAAAGGTTGAACCTCCAACTGGTATATCGACTTGAAATCTAGAACTTGTGTTGTAAATCCAAGAGTTAGCAAATATTTGTTTATAATTTTCGTTATCATTTTCAATCTTTTCACCAATATTTTTAACAAAGAAATTTTCTCCCTCATTAATAAGACTAATATCAGTAATTGGAACTAACTCAGATAATACACCAGTGATTCTTAAATCAATTCTTTTTGATAAATCTCCATTTTCATAACCAAAAATTGTTTCATTTGCCCTAATATCATCTGCAGTACCTATACCTACTCCAATCCCACTACATCCAAAAAACTGATTTATTGACTTTGATGTATAATTTATCTCAGAATTAGCACCGCTAATTATAGTACCAGTTGTACCAAACCCAACAGTTGAGTCAACATTAATTATTGTAGCACCTGCAGTAACATTATCTAAAACTTTTGTATTACCTGGAACTGTAAAAACTCCTTCAATTAAGTCACGGTCACTAAATCCAACAAATAAAGCAAGTTTAAAATAATTTTTTCCATCTCTTTTTATAATCTCAACTTCAGATACAGATGCGTTTGTAGAAGTGTCAGTTGATTTAAATATTGTTTGTCCAGTTAAGTTCTGTGGTTCTCCATTTGGTGTAATTAAGTCTGCTACAACTACTTCTCTTCTTATAAATTCAGCGTCAGATGGTTTTATTAGATTTCCTTCTAAATCAAGAACTCTTGCTTCAACTCCAAATAATACCTTAAATAAAATTTTTACAGACTCTTCAATACCTTTTGACTGATAAAATGAACGAGCAAACTTTGAGAAGTTACCTACATCCAAATTATCTGCAAAATCATTATTTTCTAATCCAGGTAAAAAAGTTTTCTTAAACTTTCTAAAAAATTCTTGAAGAAATAGAACAGATAAGTTTGTTAAAGACGAACCTGATGTGTGAGATGCTGCTAGTGTGCTGTTAAATTTTAAACTCTCTTGATTTATATCCAGTAAAGAAGAGGAAATACCAACATTATATCCTGTAATACCACTAAAACCACGAATACATCCTGTAAAAGTTGTCGAAGTTATACCTGTATATGAAATTATTTCATCATCTATCTTAAGTAATCCATATTCAGATGGAAAACCTTTAGTACTAGGAACTGTTATAGTAGTATCAGAAGTTGATATCGCTGCAGAGATGGTTGTTACACCTACAACTGCTTCAGGAACTAAGTTTTCAACTTTTAAATATTGGTCAAAATTAGTAATTAAATCTTGAGCACCACCTTGAAACTCTTGTGATATGTAATATTGTTTTAAAAATTCAGTAGCATTCGGAAAATCAGATACCACAAATTCTGGTAACTGATTTTTGATGATAGTATTGACTTGTATTCTTTTGTCAATTTGTGACATAAATTATTTCCTCTCTA